CTACCTTGGCTTTGTACTCTGGCGTGTGGACTTTGCGTTTCTTCGTTTCACTCATGATTCTGGGATTTCCTGGATGTCAGACCATCTTAAATTTTTGTCTTAAATCCGGGGTCCACTTTAATCCAGACACCTGTCGTGCCCTCAGATCGATTTAAACGCGTTTTAAGGCTGTTTTTCTGTGAGGCACTAGGGTACCTAGGGTTCGCCTTTGTTTGAGGCTCTATCGTTGATTTAGCCCTTTGCATGACGACCTCCTTGACCATAGAGTCGCTCGCCGATGCGTCGCACCAGTTCGCGCTCGCAAAAGTCCAGCCGCTTGTCCTCGGCGTTGACGACCAGGATGCGCTGGTCACGCCAGCCGCGCTCCTTGATCGCGTCCAGGTCTGTGACTGTGGGCTGCAGGCGCCCGAGGGGGCATTGGTAGTGGTGGGTTGGGACTTTCATGTGCAGCCTCCTTCAACGTGCCCAGATCGGCACCATGTGCAGAGGGACGATGCGCTGACGTGGCTCGGGCGTACTGAGGCACTCGCGCAGGAGTTGTTCACGTCGTGCATGAAAGGCAGCATGGGCTTGGCCAGACACGTCAGCCCAGGCCTGGCGGTTGATGGCTTGTTGTTGCCCGGCACTGATGGCCGTGCGTTGATGAGTCATGTTGGCTGGCATGCTTTGCTGCAACTGACGAAGCTGGCGCTCGCAGTCCAGGAAGTAGCGACGGGCCTGGCGACCTTTGACGGTGCGTTCAACCATGGCAAGTTCCTTGGCCATGTCGATGGTCAGGAAGTAGTCGATGCGGCTCACTGTTCTCATGCCACCTTGATGGGGGACTTGCTCGCCAGATTTGGCGAGCAAGTAGTCTTGGTTTTCTTCAAAACCAAACTCATCAATGCGGCCTTTTATCCAGTTTGAGAAGTCACGCTTGACCTCCAAAAAGCCGTGCAACACACGTGCATCGACCATTTGGCTGGGCTGGCCGTTGAGTGTGGTCGGGACGATGGGAATCAGTGTTGGCATTTTCATTCGTTTTCTCCTTGGGTATCGATTGCCCAGTGCAGGATGGCCAGGGCATCGGCTTCGTTGTCGTCGGTAACGGGGTGACCCAGGGCTTGCATGGCAGCAATGACCTCGGCCTTGCCTGCGTTGCCTTTGCCGGTAGCGTGCTTCTTGATCGTCCCCACTGGCACGCCCTGGTACGGGATGCGGTGGTGCTCGCACCAAGTGGTGAGCGTGGCCATCAAGCCGCCATAAACGTGGGCGGCATCCACGCCAACGTGGCGGCGTACCTCCTCGAAGTAGACGGCGTTGATCTCGCCAGTCATCGTTTTGATTTCAGCCAGCCAGTGCTTGAAGCGCAGGAAGCGCATGCCACCGCCTTCGAAACGTTGGGACTTGAAGCTGACAAAGCCGTGGGCAATCTGGCCGTTCTGGGGGCGCAGAGCCCAGCCAGTGGTTGTCCCGAGGTCAAGGGTAAGGATTGTGTTGTTCATAATTTGTGTCATTTCTGGGGTGGTCTGACGCAGTCGCCACAGCTTGTCGTAACTTTCCATAAGGTGCGGGTCACCTCACGTGTGAGGACTAACGGGGGACTGCGGCGACTGTGTCAGACCGAGGGTTTTCCATGGGGTCAGTTGTCTGCGTAGGGCGTGTAGCTGGCGCTGGGTGGCGACTTCAGTCCGATGCCCTTAAAACCACGGACACCTGAACCGTTGCGCCACTTTTCAAAGCCACGGGTGATCAACAGATCAGAAAACCTGCGCTGCGAGCCAATGAATTCGCCAGCAGCTTCAGCCCAACCCTTCCAATCGTTGAAGAGCTCTGCTGTCAGTGATCTGGCACTCTCGACTGCTACGCATTTCTCATCAAGCCAGCGACCCAGGGCATCCTCGGCTTCGAAATACTCATCGGTGGCATCGGTGACCTGCTGTGGCCGATCAAGCCGACCCAGTCGCTGCCATGCCAAACAGCCCTCTAACGCCCAGGCAAGAATTCCGTCACGCTCGGCCAGGAGTTTTTGCTGGAGGTGCTTGTCACGTTTTTCGGGCGGCACGGTGATGGTGAAGGGGATCAGGTGCAAGCGCCGCTTCATGGCTTCGTCGATATTGCGAATAGCCGGTTTATGGTTGCCTGCGACAAAGAGCTTGAACTGTGGAAAGAACTCAAAGAAGTCCTGGCGCATGAAACGCGCTGCGATCTTGTCGCCGCCAGTGAGGTTTTTTACCTTCGATTCAGCCCAGCGCCGACCCTGTTCAGTCTCAATGGCAGCCACGAACCGTGCCCCACGCAGACCAGCCATATCTGTCGGATGGCGGTCGGTACGTGTTTCCATGAACGTGTCCATCGGCGCGTTGGTGGCGTAGTCGCCCAGAATGTCAGCCAGGGTGTTGACGAACACTGACTTGCCGTTAGCACCGGTACCGTACAGAAAGAACAGTGCGTGCTCCCGGGTTGACCCAGTCAAGGCGTAGCCCACCATGCGTTGCAGATAGGTCTGCATTTCCAAATCGCCGCCGGTGACCTCGTGGATGAACTGCCGCCAGATCGGACACTCGCCGCGAGGGGTGGCGGTGGTGATCTTGGTCATGCGGTCATTTCTGTCATGGGCTCGCAGCCGCCCACTCCTGAGATCGACGACCCCACCCGGGGTGTTGAGCAACCAGGGATCAGCATCCCATTCGTCGACGGTTGCCGCATGCCTACGGTCGGCACGCGCCAAGCGCTCAACGCCACCAATGGTGCTTGATGCTGCCAATTTGGCCGCGATCCTGGGGTTGCTCGCACTGAGCGATGCGTGCCGACACACATGCCGAATCAAGTCGCTGGCAGCCAAGGTGTCTTCAGCACGCCAGCGCAGACCGTCCCATACCAGCCACTTGCCCCATCCTGCAACGTAGCGCCAGTCGTTGTGATAGCGCCGGGTAAACGACAGTGCCAGGGCATCTTCCGTGCCCCAGACAGCCTCTTCGGTCGCACTGCCGGTGGTGTTGGAGTCCGGGCCGTCGGCCACCAAGTACATCTGCATTCGTGGGCCGTGAGCAATGAAGCCTGCAACATCGAAGCCTTCCTCTTGTGCGTCTGCTGCATCCCACCCCTCGGCCGCAGCCTCTGGCGGGTAAAGAATATGGCAGGTCTTGGCTCCAGCGGCCAACATCGCCTGCGCTGCTCGATCTGCGTATTCCCAGCCCGGCTTGTCCTTGTCGGGCCAGATCAACACGGTCTTGCCCGCCAGCGGTGACCAGTCGGTTTTCTCGACCGGCGCGTTGGCTCCGTGCATGGCGGTTGTGGAGCAGATGCCCGCATCGATCAGGGTTTTGGCACACTTTTCACCTTCGACTACCACCACCCGATCTGATTTCAGCATGCCCGGCTGGTTGTAGAGTGGCCGTGGATCGGGCGGCGCTGCCTTCTTGCGTTTGACATCCCATGGGCGGAATTCCTTCTTCTGCCCGGGTGGGTCATAGCGGTAAACGATGGCGATCAATTTGCCCTCAGTGTCCTGATACTCCCATTTGGCCGTTGCTGGCCCCAGCTCATCAATGGTGGGCTCTGCCTTGCGTTTGCGCGTTGCCTGCGGTGGCACTTTGCCGACCAGTTGCGCCGCAAAGTCCAGCACCTTGGCAAAGTCGGAATGGACATTGAGCGATTGATGGGCAGCAATCAGGTCGAAGATGTCACCGCCCTGACCAGTCGCACGATCCGTCCACAGTCCTGCCTTCTCACCGGTAAGAACGATCTCCAGACTGTCACCCGGGCTGCCCAGGATGTCGCCAATGTAGAACTTGCCGTGTTTGACCTTGCCAGCGGGAAACATGTCCTTCAGTACCGACTCAAGTCTCGACAACAAGCTGGCGCGAATCTCTTCGCGGTTTCCATCGCTGGAAGGTGACTGTGCCGGTGTCACATCGTTAAAGTCCATCATGGCTGACACCCTCCGACTGGTCTGCCTGGGTTTCAGAGTCGCCAGCGGCACTGCTGTTGGCTGCCCAGGTGCTCAGTTCATTCATGCGAAAGCGAACCAAACCACCCAGCAGGTAGTGCGGAATGCGGTGTTTGGTGCGCATCTTGGGGTCGCCAAACCAGTACAGGGGCAGACGCAGCGCGCACGCGGCCTGCTTGGCATCGATCATGGGCTCGGCCTCCAGTTGGAATTCTTGTTGTGATGTGTTCATGGCGTTATCCTCCAGCAGCGGTCCTGCCAGGAGCAGAACTTGCAATCAAAGTGGGTTGGGTCGAGGTGGGCGCGAGGTAGCAGCTCGCCCGCGTCGGTAGCGGCAATCACGCGCACCCCCCGGTCGGACATCGCTTGAGCCAGTGCCGCGTCAAACGGCACCAACTCGGCGTAGATGTCCATCGTGTCGGCGTTGACCGCCGTGAAGATGGCCGGGTTTTCATGCAACTCCAAGTAGGCCTGGTAGATGGCCACTTGCGCCGCGTAGACCGGCTTCGAGACTGCTAGCTTGTTTTTCTCCAGGTCGCGCCAGGACTTGGAGCCAAGGCACTTGTGTTCGAACAACGCCGGATAGGCAAACCCTTCAGGCCCGCCGACAAAGACACCATCGATGTGCCCCTGCAAGCGACCGTCAGCCGTTGAGAACCCAAACTGCTCGCCATTGGGTTTGTGCGTGCGCAGATCGAAACCGGCGGCGCGCAGCCAGGCGACCATGCTGTCCTCGTTGACGTGGCCACGCTCAAAAATGCGCAGAATCCGCCCCTGCGTCTCGCGACCCGGGTCCACCGGCGCTTGGGCATACTCGTATTGCAGCGCGCGCTCGCACGACACGCCCAGACGAGATGCGCCCAGGTACTGGCGGGATTTCTCTTTGGAGCGGGTCTTTTGCAGACCCAGATCGATCAGGGTGCTGATCTGACCACTGACGCTTGATGATGAGTTGAAGTCCATCATGCGGCATCCTCCCAGGGCAGATCGTTTTCCATGTCGGCAAACGGATTGGCTATCGGATCCGCAACTTCAGGCAGACCACGCACCGGTGGGTACTTGGACTTCTCATGGTGCTCGACCATGGCCTGCGTAAAACAGGTCACGATGGCGTCGATCACCTTCAAAGCCTCGGATTCGGAATAGTCACCCAGTGGCTTTTTGAACCCAATGGCCCCGGCTGCATCGCCGAAGGCCTTGAGGCACTTGACCATGGCGTTTTGCTCGACTTCAGAGAGATTGACCATGGCGACCCCCTTGGCATTGACGACATCGTCTTTCAACCGAACCCAATTGCCATACATAGCGTGAAACGCTTTTTGACAGCGCTCGGAACAGAAGACCCAGTCCAGCGGATACCGCTGGGCCTGTCCTGTGCGATGCCGGTTGTCGGTATGACCGTACCCCCGGGCTTGACGTGAGCAGACCCAGCATTTCATCGCCTGCCTTTCTTCTTGCAATTGACAAGACGTTC